CTTGCCCATCTTCAGTTCGATCTTCTCATCACCGAAGGTAAAGTCATATCCAGTTTGATCCACACGGATCAGATCTGAGAACTTTGCGATTGCTTTCTCTACAGCAGTTGCACGGGCAAAATTATCAGCATTGGAAGAAAATCCTTTGTCATTGTAGAGAGAATCTACAACACCGAAGATTTTACTCCAGTCAGTTCTTGTTTCCAGGGAATCAATCAGATGCATGGTAAAAACTCAACGACGAACAACAGAGATAGCAGGTTCACCCTGCTCAAATACAGTGTCAACGACTGCCTGAACGGACTTGGCAGTACTGATACCCACTTTATCATAAACAGGGACACAGACCAGTCCAAAGGTCTTCTCAGACCCACCTAGACGGATCACACGACCGATTGACTGACTGATTCCAATATAGTCCATGTTACGCATGAACAAGACTGCTTCCAGACCCTTGACATTGATACCTTCAGACAGAATAGAGTGGTGCATGATCACGAAACGAGTATCATCCTGTCCCCACTGATTGAGAGTCTTGAAGAACTGCTCACGGGAAACTTTCTTACCGTTGATGATAGCACCAGTCTTAGATGTAATATACATCCAGTTGTATCCACGATCTTCCAACTGACGGCAGAAGTCAGACTGAGAAACAAGACGCACAATCTGCTTAGTAGAACGTGCGGCAACCAGGATTTTGTTCAGGGAGTTAGCATCAATGGTGTCCAGCAGATTCTGCTCATCAGACTGTTTGAAATCACCCTGAGGAAGTTGCTGAACCACAACCTTAGGAGGAAGAATATAACCTTCCTCAACCAACTGAGGAGCAGGAACATTACAAATGACATTGCCATAAACAGCAGTATCATTCATCCCTGGTTTGAATACAGACAGAGAATGCTTAGGAGTTGCAGTGAAGAAATAGCAACGATCAGATTCGTTACTGAAGAACTCAGTTGCAGGAAAGAAGTTACGTTGAACAGAGTTGTGTGCCTCATCGAAGTAAATACTATTCACTTCAATATCTGCCTCTTGAACACGATGCAGAGAGTGATAAGTGGTGAAGATGATAACATTCTCACCAGCAGTCCTGGCAGTGTTAGCAAACAGATGGATCTGTTCGGGTTTAGTAGTGTGGAAATACTCAACATTACCACTGTGAACATGCATCACATGGGTGTGAGTGGTAGAAACCAACTCAAGAAATTCTTTGCAGAGTTGTTCTGCCAGAAGAATACGAGGAGCAACAACAACAGTGGTGACACCAGATGGCATCGCTTGCTGATGAATGGTATCCTGAATCATACAGATGGTCTTGCCACCACCCGTAGGGATGATGACCTGACCTTTGCTGTTGTCCCACATCGCATTGACTGCTTTGTGCTGATGGGGGCGAAGGGTGATGGTCAAGTCGTCTCCGTATCAATGAACATATTATAGCAGAAAACCGTCCCCAGTGCTACCCGGCAGACGGTTCTTTAAGTGTCCTAAAGCCTCCTCTTCAACCCAGACAAAGGTAGTCTATAGGGTTTTTAGAGACTTGTCAAGTTATTATTAACTTACGAAGTTAATTGTTCCTAACATACCACCGTGAATAGTGCACTGATAAACAATAGAACTAGGAGCATCCATAGGAACTGTAAGAGTTTGAGTTCCAGATGTTGATCCAGTTAAGAAACTTCCTCCTGGTGCATATGCTGAACCACCACCACTAAGTCTTAACTCAAATGGATGATTACTTCCAGTAGAGTTTTCTAAGATATAAGTAAATCCTCTATGGAAATAGAGTGTTGGATTATCATCAGTATTCAGACAACCTGGTCCGGCAAAACGATAAGAACTAGAACCATTCGCAGTGATGTAATATTTTAAGGTGAATCCTCTGTCAGAACCATTACCAGTTGTAGTATTAGTTTCGAATGAATTTGCAGAGAAAGTTCCAGCAGTTGCGATGCCACCAACATTCATTTGTCCATTTCCAGGGTTCCCATCACCAATAAGTAAAGTAACATCACTATCTCTAAATCTAATACCAGTATCTCTGTATATTGTGGTTGCAGTTCCAGGACTATGCCCAGTAGGAACCATGCATATTGGGTTTCCCGATCCACTTGGATCAGAAATTGTCGAAGCTCCATTAACTATGGTAGCACTTGATGTAGATGCTATTCCAACTATGTCACCGGTAACAGTTAAATCTCCACCAATGGTGGCATCCGTGCTAATGGCAACGTTAATAGCATTAATGTTTATATTATTTGGACTATCTATGGTTGGTGTTCCGGAAGAACTAATTAAATCTACATTCTTTACACCAAAACTTTTATCTGCCATATCAGCTTTTTTATATATTTATGATTGTTTGAATGAAATACCAGAAATAGTAACCCCAGTCATCTTTGGAATTGTATTATTGGCATAAGGATTATATAATACTCTAAGAGGAGATGATTTCATACTATAAGTAGCTCCCCAATAGTTAGTGTCGGTTTGAGAATTACTTGTATGTGGATCATATAAATCACTACTAGACAATATTACAGATCCTTTTGATAATAACCATTTTCTTACATCTTTTCTAGTGGCAGTTGGATTTGACTCTAGATGTTGTGCAATGACACCACTTACGTTAGGTGTTGCCATACTCGTTCCACTCTTGTAATCATTATGGAATGAAGTATCTCTAGGATCATCATATCCACTAGAATCTGGACTTATAATTGTTGAACCTGCTGCCCAGATATCAATGTTTGGTCCACGATCACTAAACCATGAAGTTCTTTCTTGTGAGCCAGATTGGTAACCACTATCTAACGAAGCAACCTTTATCGCAGCATCATCCTCTCCCTCTCTCGTAATAGCTGGCGTTCCGGAACGATTATAATAATAGTCATATCCAGAACTATAAAAGAAAGTGCCTGAAGTAAATTCATTATCATGATCTATACCACCCTTAACTTCTTGTTTTCCGCTTGAATTTCCGGCAGCGCAAACTAAAACTACATTCTGACAATCAGCATCGTTTACCAATTCGTCTGCCGTAGTTTGTCCGGTTGTTTTTCTACTTGTAAATTGATAGTAGACAGTTATAATTGGTTCCAAATAATAAACAGCAGGAACTACATTTGTTGCTGCCACAATTTCAGATCTAGTATATGAAGTTCCTCTAAATGTTGCATTATATGTTAAATCGTTTCGAACAAATTGACGATGACCCCAACTACAATTTACAACTGTGGGATTTTTAAGTCCAGTTTCAGGATTGACTGGTTTATTTTTATGCCAAACTTTGATATAATCAAATGCGTCAGACGGTTCAGCCCATCCAACATCTGATCTATCAATACAAGCAATTGACCAGATATTTGCTTCAAAAGCAGCACTAAACTGATTTCCGGCAGCAGTTCCGGCAACATGACTTCCATGCCATGAACCATTAAAAGAACTTGACTCTAATACATTTGCAACAGTGTAGTTTGATAATGATCCACTGCCAGGTGCAACAAGACCTTCACTTGCCCAGTTGATACCATATTCCTCTGCACCATGTATTAAAATATCTCTTACTCTTGTGTCTGCTTTTGTACTAAATGATGATACACCTGGTTTTAAAAACTCTGGATGATCCCAACGGACACCAGTATCCATAATTACAACGTCAACATTTTTTCCTGTTAACGAGTATTGACAATCAGCAGCTATTATATCGTCATCATCAAAATTATTTGTAGTAGATTGATGACGATACAATCCCCATTGAGTAAAATTTAGAGTTGAACCAGGATTACCACTGGTTCTTCTGTTAATAACTGCCTGTCTAAATCTATCCGTATCAGTATGTTTATCAAATTCTTCATCATATTTTCTTTGTTCCAACAAAGTAGGATTGTGCATTGAAGACTTCTCGACCCATTCCACTTTCGAATGTTGTCTTAATACTTCTGCTTCATTAATAGACATTTCATAAACAGACCTTTTAGAAGAACACTGCATCTCACTAATACAGGTTATTCTTCTATTAGGAATACCATCTATCTCGTTCTCATTAATAATATAATTGTGAATCTCTTCCCAATCGGAAGGATTTTTTATACAAACAGTAAATGCTTGTGGTGTATCGGAAGAGATGTCATCAAAGACAAGAACTCTTCCAGACTCGGAAAGTTCAGTTCTCATATCATACTACCTCTCTCTTAATTCTGTATGTAGTATTTCCAGTTACACCTGTCTCTGGTGTAGCTCGTAGTAAGAGATTGCTACCACTAATCGTGGCATCAAGTTGAACTAAAAGACCATTACTATGCATAATTGCATATTGAGTCGAATCAACTGTTGTTCCATCTCTCATTACCAGTAACTTTTGAGTTTGATAATCAGATCCATTCTTGACGAACACGGTATATTCAAATACAAGTTCTGCGGAATCATAAGCATAAGTTTCTAATGTAGATGGAGAACCAGCAGATGCAGTAAAGTTTCCTGAAGAAACTGTTCCTCCTCCACCACCGGATCCACCACCATTAATTGTAATGGTTTTAGTTGCTCCAGTTCCTGATGCCGTTACTCCAGCACCAACAAAGTTTAATGTCGTAGCAGTAGTAGATAATGGATTACTCTCATCTTGAATGGTGATTCCTCCACCACCAGAGATGCCAGTCAGTTGTGAACCATCACCATAATATTGAGTAGCACTCATAATACCAGTAACAGTCACACCATAACCAGTGGTTTCAAGTTTCTTGGAGTTGTTGTGATAAAGTTCTAATGCACCATTTTGAGTATACTTAAAGAAAGTATCAGAATTAGTGTCATCTTCCATGGTGAAGACACCAGTGTTCGCATTGATACTAAAATCAATTTGATTTCCACCAGTAGAATCATTGAAAATTAACTTTGGAGCATCAGATGCAATTTCAACCGCACCTGTGCTTGTCGAATAAAGTTGAAGAGTAGTGCTACCATCAGTTCTAATGACATTATTAGAACCATCATGATAAATTTGCAGATCTCGGCCATCGCCAAAATGTGCTCTATTAACCATTTCACCACTACTATCAGGAAATTCAATTACATTACTATTGGTGTTTAAATCTCCGCCAAGTTGTGGTGTAGTGTCTTCTACAACATTAGAGATTCCACCACCAGAACCACCGGAACCACTAGTCGTATATGAAACACTTATTGATCCGGCGTCAAAATGGTTACTACCAGAAGATTTTATTCTTAATTTATTTACCGTCCCACTTACTGAAGATAAAGAACCATAGGTTTGATTTCCTCCTTCACTTGATGAAGGACTAATTGCAAATTGACCCGTTTGAACGTAAGAAGTGTCCGATGCTTTTTTAATAAGCATTGATCCAGTTCTGACATGACTTGCATTATCAGACCGAAGTATAAAACTAGTAGTGGAATTTGTTTTATCAGCACCACCTTCATTTTGTGATAAAGACTCATAGTTAGATACAATATAACCACTAGCAGTTCCTAATTGTATCTCAAAGTTGTCAGTTCCACTTAAGGATACTCCTTCAAACATTACTGTAATCTCTAGTGCACCTGTTGGAATATTAGTGAATTCTACTGATGTTGATTGTGCTGCTGGATCAATAGTTTGTGTTGGTAATAATGTTAAACCACCAGTAGTTGCAGTATGCTTAATGATGTAGCAGAGAGCATAATATGGTGGTCTGTTTTCATGTGATTGTCCACCACCTGTTGTGCCTGTAGTAGCACCAGTCAAGGATGATACATAAGCACCATGCACACCACCATCGGAAACATTCCTATGTGTTGCACGGTCATAACCATGAGTGTGAGACGGTATCTGACTTTCTGTAAGAGTAACAGTATTAGCACCACCAGTATCACCAACAGAATATGCGCTACCAGTGCTACCAACACCAACGACAAACCTATCTCTCAAGTCAGGAACATTAGCACCAGTAATTGCCTGAAGTTCCGATGTTGATGCTGCAGAACCATCGCAGATTTGATAATCACTAGGAATAGAAGCAATAGAACCTGACCAAGCAACAATAGTTCCTACAGGATCTTGTGATCCTCCTCCCCCTCCACTACCAGAACCAGAACCTGCGGTGGCAACAGTAGAAATTCCAGTAATCCTACCATTAGAATCTACAGTAATAACAGGTGTTGTATTTGCATCACCATAAGTTGATGCACTAGCACCAGTAAGTCCCGTTAAGTTTGCACCATTACCTGTGAATGAAGTAGCAGTAATAATACCAGTAAGATTTACATTACCAGTTCCAATAATATTATTACCATTTACATCTAGATCACCACCAAGTTGTGGTGTAGTATCACCTACAATTTCAGTAGTAATACCAGTCAATGATGAATAAGGATAGTTAGTTGCATCACTTAAATCAAATGCTGGAGTTGCATCAGAACCACCAAGATTTACCTGAACACCACCATAAGAAACAGTAGAATTATCTAATGCTGAATTTGGTATATTAGTCAGTCCCGAACCACTACCAACAAAACTGGCAGCAGTAACAATACCAGTTGAATTAATGTTAACAGCACTTATATCACCCTGGAATGTAGAAATACCAGAAACATGTAGATTATCAAATGATCCTAGATGTGCTGTAATGATACCAGTTGTATTGACATTACCATCAGTTCCGATGCCAGTGCCACCAGAGAGACTATCATATACTGTTATGTAAACATATTCCAGATTAACAGCACCATTACTGTTGGTTCCAGTCTGGAGAAGTATTTCAGTTGTTGTTGCTGATAAGACATTAACTACAGCAGTAGAATTTGTGCCACCTGTTGCCTGAACAATATAATCTGCATTAGGTTGTGGTGTCGCAAAAGTAAGAGTATATCTTCCATTAGTGTTCGAAGTTTTGGTAATAGAAGAGAATCCTCTTTGAGCTCTTGCTGTAATTGGTGAGGATAAAGTGCCATCAAAGTTTGCATAAGCAATAATACCATCACCATCACTCGTGCTGATACCACTGACAGTGCTAACAGAACCATCAGCCATCAAATATTGTAAATTGGTGCCACCAGACTTCACAAATGAAGTTGAAGTTACAACACCTGAGATATTTACATCATCCAATTCAGTATAACCATTAACATCAAGCACTGCTGTTGGATTAGTGGTTCCGATACCAACATCACCACTATTATAGTAAATGTCAGAACCAATTCCTGATGACCACAAGGATGATCCTCCTCCACCGGATCCACCACCATTAATTGTAATGGTCTTAGTTGCTCCAGTTCCTGATGCTGTTACTCCAGCACCTACAAAATTCAATGTCGTAGCAGTAGTAGATAATGGATTACCTTCATCCTGAACGGTAATTCCACTAATGCCACCACCACTACTAGCAGTTGCAGTATGCTTAATGATGTAGCAGAGAGCATAATATGGTGGGAGGTTTGCATTAGTTCCTGATTGAGTATTGTTTACATTTCCATCAGCATCTAATCCAGCTGTATCAGTGCGTGAATCTGTATCATAAGTTCCATCTTCATTACTAGCAGTATGTGAATCCCAATCAAAACTAGCATCCGTACCTGCTCTTACAGGGTGTCTATATCCAGACTCAGATCCATATGTCCCATGAGAGTGAGAAGCAACAACAGCATTAGCACTACCACCAGTAGAACCAACACCAACACCAGGATATGTTCCTGCTACAGTAGTATTACCAGCACCAACAATAAATCTATTTGTTAAATCGGGAACATTAGCACCGGTAATTGCCTGAAGTGCCGATGTTGATGCTGCAGAACCATCACAAAGTTGATATTCACTAGGAATAGAAGCAACAGAACCGGACCAAGCAACAATAGTTCCTACAGGATCTGATGATCCTCCACCACCACCTTGGATACTAATATCAACAGTAGCTCCACTTACCGCAAATGTATTTCCAGTTCCAATAAAGTTAAGTGCAGTAATACCAGTGCCGACCTCAACACCACCAGAAAAGATTCCTATCTGACCACCTGTAGATTGCTGAATTGTTACCAGATTAATACCAGTAATTCTACCTTCGTTATTGACTACAAGTTGAGGAACGGTTGCATCATCTCCATAAGTTCCACCTGCAGCACCAGTTAATGCAGTTAACTGGCTACCATCACCCTTAAACTGAGATGCAGTAACAAAACCAACTACATTGATATCGTCTGCTTCGATATTGGATCCTGTAATGGATCCAGACGCAACAATATTACCAACAACATCCAGTTTTTCTGTTGGTGATGTTGAATTAATTCCTATTCTACCATTTAATCCCAGTATTACATTGTTGGTAACAGTAACACTATCTCCAAACTCTGCATTTCCACTGACGTAGGAGGTTCCAACAACTTCAAACTTATTTGTTGGATCAGTGATTCCAATACCAAGATTTCCGGCACTTGTCAATGCCATCAATCTATTTGCTTCATTATGCCAGAAGAATCCTCCGGTAGCTCCTGCAACTGATGATGGATTTAGGTAAAAATTAATATTACCCGGACCATAATTCATAATGTCTAAAGAATAGACATCACTATATGGGAATGATGCATCATTATTTCCATATCTGAATACACCATTGTATCCAGTGATATTATTACTTCTACCAAGACCGATTAGAGCTGCGTTAGAATCACTCGTAACCTGAATTTCTGTCTGAGCATCTTTTCTTACATGAATATCACTCAGAGGTGCATTAGTGCCGACACCTATTTGATTAAAATATGATGTTCCAGTGAGAATATTAATATTTGATGTAATTATATCTGGTAATCTATCATCACTTATAGTGCCCCCAATAATATTTGCACCATCAGTCAAAAATTGTGCTGTAGATGCAGTTCCAGTTACTGTTCCTGTAAAGTTTCCATCAAATGTGGTTGCAGTTATAACACCAGCAGATATGGAAATTGCTGTTCCAACTCTAATATCATTAAAAGTTGAAATTCCATTGGTAACATTTGTGTTGGATTCAATAGACCCCGCAGTAAATGTTCCCGTTACATTAGTATCACCAACGACTCTTAATTGCTCACTAGGAGTTAAATCTGTTCCAATACCAACTCTTCTTGTTGTTACAATTCCTATATTATCAGGTACTAACCAAGCATCAGTAATCGCATATCCAACTAAACTAGTTAATGTATTACCATTTCCAATCTGAATTTGTGTTGCCGTGAGGATACCAATTCTTCCCTCAGGAGCATCAATACTAGATGCGGTTAAGACCCCGACAGTTGTGATCCCAAGAACTTCAAGTCCACCACTAAAAGATGCATCTCTACCAATAATTGATCCAGTGACTCTCAGGTCACCATGAATATTGCAGAGGTATTGTGATGGGGATGAAGTTCCTATTCCAACTAAACCATTGGAATTAATTACAAAATTATCATTATCAACCTGAAGTCCAGACCTAAAATTAAATGACTTTCTAATATTTGCCATTATTATAAGCTTTAGAGTTATTTATAGAAAACTTTTTACAATAGAAAGTTCTTTTACGTCATCATATGATTGCTTGGACGAATAACTAAATGCAACCGTTGTTCTTAACTTATCGGTAGTGTCATTCGGTGCTGCTCCATAATGCTCCCAGTTTGAAGGAATCAATGCTCCACTATTTGGGATATAAGGTGTATACTTATATTCTTGATTATCTGGATCAAATGTTATAAATTCTCCTCCCCACTGAGTGTTCCATTCTTTTTCTGTAAATAAGACAAAAGTCCATACATTTTTCGCATTAAAGTCTATATGAAATCTACAAGTTTGTCCAAAAGTTGCTCCGTTACTATGTGCTCGAATAAAAATTAAATCTTGCTTCAAATATTTCTGCAACTTTAATTTTATAATTGATGCACATTGATACATTATCAACGTATTATTGGGTTGATTTAATTTCCAAGATATTCTTTCATTTTCTTTATCAGCATTATTTGAATAATTATAGAGACCCCAACCAACATGTCTAAATTCATCTCTTAGAGAAAAAAATGTAGAATTGGGAAGAACATCTTTTATAATAATCGGATAATCAATTTTCATATATTTTCAAATTAAATGCTATGGATATTCTATCATTATCATCATTATTCTCAAAGACGCAATGGTTCATGACAGAGGGAAATAATATCATTTCACCTTCAATCGGTTTAAAAAAATATCTTTCAGAAAAATAAAATTTACTCTTAGTTTGATGATTAAAAGTTTTTAAAAGTGGATTATGTGTAAAATCATTTGGATTTGTGAACCTAAATGATCCACTAGATTCTGATGACTTAATCCAAATACAACCAGATATATCACTTCCGGGGTGATTATGCTCATTATTTCTAGCATTTTCTCCACTTATGTTAATCCAATAACTAAATGGAACAATTTTTACATCCGGATTCACATAAGGTTCAAGTGATTTTGTAACATATTTTTCTATAAACTCTTTATACTTGTGAAATTTTTCTTCCTCAAGTAATATGTCAGAGTGCCAACCACCTTTATTTGACCTAGTAATTCCTGTAGGAGTATTTTCTCTCTCAGAATAACAAAAACTAATTAAATCATTTCGTATATTATTAAATTCAGGTTTCGTATCAATTTTAATTACTGGACAGGGAAATAATGGCAAGAATTCAATCATAATATAAAAATCACTTTTTAATATTTATGAGACTCTCATAATATATGCTAAAGCATAATATGGTGGGAGGTTTGCATTAGTTGCCGATTCACCTTCAGATCCGGTAGAACCACTGACATCTAAACTACCAGAATAAGTGGTATACCACAATCTTCCACTACCACCATATTGACTATCAGCATCCATTGGAAAAGTATCACCAGAATATTCTGCCGACCAACCGGCGTAATTATTAGCAAATGCTAAATGATCATCTCCAGGATAAATGTGTCTGTGATCAGCAGCACTAAGTGTTCCATCACCATGACTATGAGATACTACTATTGCATCAGCATTACCATCACTAGCTCCAGGTTGTTCATTTGGATATCCAGCATTAGCACCATCACTATGAGCACCTAAGACAAATTTATCTCTCAAATCTGGTGTGCCATTAGTTCCATCACATAATTCCCATCCAGATAAATTAGCAATATTTGCAATGGTGCCAGACCATAAAATAATTCCACCAACTGGAATTGATCCTGATGCTCCAGTGCTAAATGCATCTCCAAGTAATGTTGCTTTTGTTTGTGACATTAACTTATCTCCTTTATATTAGTATTTAATGATTGGAAGCATTCCAAGATATGGTGGAAGATTTGCATTACTTGCTGACTGTCCTTCACTATTAATAAGAATTCCTGTTGTGGCAAAGTTTGTGGTTCTTGAAGCATTCTGATTATTAATCAGGAGTCGCTCACCTTCATCACCGTATTTTGAACCACTCAGATTAGCTGTACTATCCTGGTATCCATGAATGTGACCTTGACCATTATTAGGTTCTGTGATTCCATGACTGTGTGAAACCACAACAGCATCAGCACTACCATCCTCATCACCAGGAACTGCAGAATATCCTACAAATCTATTAACCAAGTTTGGAAGTTGTCCGTCACTACCATAAGTTGTTCCTAAAAGTGTGCGAAGTGCTTGTAATCTTGATGCGGAAACTCCTTGGAATATTCCTGAAGTCGGAATTACCGTGCCATCACATTTTAAATACCCTGTTGGTGCATTAGATCCGGCAGCAACAAAGAATACAGCACCGAGAGGTGGATCTGCTCTCCATGTAACTCCTGAAGTTGTAGAACTATCAGCAACTAAATTAGTGCCATTACTTCCAACTGCAAGTTTTGTTGCTGAATTATTTGCAATTGCAACAAGAATTTCACCCTTATTATCCCAGTCAATATTAGATATTAATGAACCTTGACCACCAAGTGCAACAATGAAACTTTCAGCAGATGTTTGTGGTGCCGTAGTGAATTCAATTTCATCTGTATTATTTGAACCAGACAATACGATGTTATAATCAGTTCCTGGTTTTTGAATTACACCACCAATAGAAACAATTAAGTTTGCAGAACTTCCGGCAGGTGTGAATGGACTAGAATTTGATCTAAGTGAGAAAATTGTTTGATTTCCATCAAATTGAGATGAAATGCTATCTAATACAATTGAATTACCGAGAGGGAAGTCACCAGTAATTGAAGCAGCATTTGCAGGAACATATCCAAGAGCATTAGTAACTTCACCACTGGTGATGAGACCTTGGGTTCCATTGGAACGTAACATATGATATATGTCATTTCCATTTATATTTGTGAATGCTGGAGTTGTTGCAACAAATCCATCTGCGGTCACTGTTCCGTCAACATCAACAGGATCATTAATTGGTAAAACAGTTCCGGTTGATGTGATGCTTTGTACGCTTAAATTATTCTTAATTCTTACGTCTTTTGTGAAATTGACTGGACCATCAAATTGAGAAAGAACTTGTCCAGAATCACCACCTTCAACAACAATTCTTTCTTTGACAATGATTTCATCAAAGACCACACTTAATCTTGCTGGATCTTCACCGGTTACTGATGGAACCGGAGTATCGAAAGTAGTTTCTTCACCAGTTGCAGATGACTTCTTCTGGTTACCAATGAAGAAGTCACCCTTATTATTCATACCGGTGTAAACAACAAGTCCGGCACTTCTTTCTTGTGACTGTGACAAGAATTCCTCTCTTTCTGTAAGAGTTCTATCCTGAACTTGTGGAAGTGCAGTAGAATAGTTACCAGGACCATATCCAAGATATTCAAATGTATGTCCGGAAGCACGAAGAATTGATGGTCTACGGAATTCGATCGCAGGAATTTTAATTCTCTTAACTATAGAATTTTCAGGATGGAATGTTGCTCTAGTTGCAAGTGCTCCACGAATAACCGAAATCTTATCTACCGAACTGAGACTATCACTCTTTATTCTCATAATCTCGTCATTAACTTGGATGTAAGTTCCAAGTGGGAATCTTTCAATGACTCCACCCTGAGCACCACTTACGGAGAATGATGTTGCAGAAGTTGTAATGCCTGTAGATTCAGTGACCGTTAATATTTCACCATCAAAAATGGTAATTCCTCTTCCCTGTAGATTCTCATCAGTTTTATCGGAAATACCTTCATTAGATGACAATCCATGTTTCAGAATAAATCCTGATGCCGTTCCAATACCACCAGTTACCGTAAACGTGTTAACATCAGTTACAGTGGTTACGACATAATCACCATTATTAATATTATTACTACCAATCGATCTAAACTTATTACCAACTATCAATCCATGACCTGTTGCGGTAATAGTATTTCCGACTCCAGTGAATGAAACAGATGGTCCAGTTAAAAATGCATAATTATCTGAAGTAATTACAGGATCTCCACTTGTTCTTGCAATAGAAACACTATCTCTTCCAGAGACTCCAGTAATACGGTGATATGTATCTGTTCCGGTTCCGACACCAGTAAACTGAAGAACTTGACCTGTTACAGAAGAAATACCACTTGTTACGACAGTGAAGTCATTGTTGGTTCCTGCTCCAATAACACGAGTATCTAAGTAATATGTTCCGGCAGAGTAGTTAGATCCACCATTCATTATTTCTACAGAACTTATTGGTCCACCCGAACCAGATACAGCAACTTTTGCAGTAGCACCTTGCCAATTATTTTCAAATGTGGTAGGATTACTAATTGGATCTGATTCTGTAGAAAGTTTTACGTTATAGTATGTTCCAGTAGTAAATCCTGTTGATCCGGCATTGATTGATCCAGTAACAATACCAGCAAAACCATGATTTCTGTCAAAAACTATTGTTGGTGATGTTGAGGTTGGATTTGTAACTGATGAAACATTAAGACCAAAACCAAATGTCGGCAGTATTTTATCAATGGTTTCTCTTGTAATACTCTTTTTGAGATCATCTGTTTGAACTTCTCCAATTGGTGTTCTTAGAGCATAACTTTTTGATGAATTTGGATTATCATTATTATTGTCCCTATCAAGTTGTGGATATAAGTTTGTTACATTTTGACTATAGTTGAGATTTGTAAATTGATTTTGAATATTGTTATTTGCATTTAATGTATAGATGTGATATACACCACTTTGATCTCCGTCAACATATTCTGAAACTATTTCATTTCTGTAAATATATAAATTTTTCTTAAGATCATTTCTTTCAAATCTTGGAAGTGATGTAGTTCTGTTATTTACATTATTTGTAAATGCTCCTGGTGTAGTTGCTGTTGTATAAGTGAAAGTTAAATCATCAGTAACAGTAACATCAAATGTTCCGTTATATCCTTTATCAATTAATCCATCATTATTTGTAGAATCCGTAACATTCTTAACAATAACAGAATCTCCTGTTTGTAAATTGTGAGGAAGTTCTGCAACAACAGTAACTGTCGGTGATGAGAAAGAACAGGTACTTATAAATCTAGGATTACGATTATAATCATAATCAGAAGTACTAATACCAGAAAGAGATGCATCAGCATCTGTTCTTAATCCAGTTGCACTCGTTTCTTGAATAATAAATCCGTTTTCAGGTGTTTTTGAATTTGGAAGTTTATTTGGAACTACAACTCTAAGCTTATAAACTTTCTCATCAAGACTTCTGTTATCCGCAATTCTCTTGATTGTAGTTGGTTCTGATGCACCACTACCTGAAAGTGCTCCAATTGTATTTCCGGTAGGATTTAAGTTAATATACCACTGACCTGTTGTAGTTTCATTGGGATCCCACTGAACTGGACTGCCCGGATCTCCGGCATTTTTATCAGAAACTCTAGAGATAATTCTTAAGTTTACTCCTCCATATACGGTGATTTCTTCACCTGCGGTTGCTTCTGCTTCTGATGCAGCAAGTTTAAGTTGATCGTTGGCAACTTTAATTGTATAGTATACGATATTTGTTCTCAAATTTTCTGGTAGATCTCCAGAATCACTAATAATAATAACTTTTTCACCAGTTTCTAATCCATGATTTGTTGATGTAGTAAATACTCCATCATTACCAACAGAACTTACTGAAGATTCTTTGAATGATGAAGTAGTGGTATTCGGCATTACAATCTCCGCCGAATCACTTCCTAAGAATAACTTATCACCTACTTTTGCACCAATACGATATCCCTGTGTGAGAACTGGTGGTTTAATCTGCTCATTATTAAATCCAAAGAGATATAATCTTGACGTGCTGTTACCTGCTGCACCCAAATCAATAGTCAACCAATCAATATCCTCTTCCGTTGATTCAATTGCTCTCGGTGGAATAATATGAGTAATAAATGCCTTATTATCCTTCTCAAACGCATCCTTCTTAAATCCATCAGCGACCAGAGATAACTGACCAAAGTTGGAGTTTGAGTTGGTAATAGAGGCATCTCCTCCACTTTCGGCAACAAAATGTTTGTTGTAACCAATAGCAAAAACAGAAACTACTTGAACGATTGCATCGTTGCTAAGTTTGATATGAGATTGTTCCCATCCTTGACGATAAACTGCACCAGAATCTAAATGATATACTTCCGACGTTGATGAGGAGTTTGATGATAATGTGGATCCAGTTTGTGTCGTTCCTGCAGCGTAAAATGTATTCTCGTACTCTCTATTATTTTCACTATATTTTACGAATGCACGGTCATCTTTCTGTAATGATACACCCGTAAACTGAGCAACGACCATTGATCGGAAACCAGTTGCCTTACTTCCGTCGGCGTGCATACCTTGCATACCCCATACAGAACGCATGGAGATGTTAAAAATGTATGGAGAAGCACCACTTACAGTATCAGTTTCAATGGTAACTGTTCCTTGGTTTGTAAATGGTCCAGGATTTACGAAGGTTGGATCTGCGGTTATCGAATAGAAGAAAATATTATCATTATCATTATCAATATCTGTTACTTTTGTAGAGATATTGTATTCGGTGTCTCCAGTTACTCCTTTGATACGAATAGGTGTTCCTACATTTAATCCATGTGGTTGTTGTGTAGTGACCGTAATTCTTCTTGTAGCATCAGAACCATCACCTGCCTGAATTGATGAAATAACAATAGGATCTGCGGCAAAAGCACCAACAATCTCAAATTCTGGTCTTACAGGACTAAAACCTAATGAATTTACTGGAAATACGTCATCTCCATCAATTGCTCTACCAGAACCTTGTCTATAAGCGTTAGAAAGTTTAGCATAATACATCTGAAGGTCGGTAAGACCTGTATTACTAACTTCATTTACACCATCAGCATATTCAAATACTGTGAGTTTGTGGTGAGAAAATGTTGGACTTGCTTTATCATCAAAATTATTTGGTTGTGTATATACCGTTCCAAATTCATCTCCATCAAAAATAGAGAATTGCCAGAGGTAACATGCTCCAGTAATTCTAAAAATAGCAGAATAATCTACATTATCATCGGTTGGATTTGGAATATAAAGTGGGCGCAGTTTAGTCTTTCTTAAGTCAAGACCAACAATTGACGTTCCTCTTGGAATAATTACACCACCATTTACACTATTGAATTTGTAAAGATCATTATCTTTTTGTGTTAAATCAAAAACAGAATCTAATGTTAAGGGTAATGATCTTACTGCAGATCCATCGGATGTGGATACTGTTCCTGCACTATCAATGGTATATCCTGGTCTATTATCAATGATATGTTCACCAGGCATTAAGAGGATTGTAGTCCTCTCTGTTAAATCATTGCTATTTCCTTTCACATATGAAAATCTTGCCGACTCAATTACTGCTCTCTGCAGAGTTTTAAAAGGTCTGGCAAGAGAATTTCCTGTATTATCAATACTATCCGTAGAATCCAGATCTGAAGGACTCACGTATAATATACGACCTTCAGTATTCTTGATAATAGAATCTAACTTATTCAGAGGCATTGTATTACTGCTTCTATACTATTTGCTATGATTTATTTATCCGAGCAAATCTTCCTCTCCATTATAGAAAGTCTGAATATCTTCTGGCAAATTCTCTGGATTTAATATTTCTACTGGATCAAAACAAGGATGTGCCTGTTCTAATATTAGGTATTGAGATCCTCTGTAAATATCTTCCATTTCATATTGTGCATTTCCATTTGCCTCATCTACCAAGCTTTTATCATAAAGATGTCCATCTGGCAAGTCATCAAAAGTAAACGGAATGTCATTTAAAAAATACATCTTTACAATTATACTTGCATCATCATACCAACAGTGCTTCGTGCTTACTGCAAATGACATAGTGTTCTTCTTTTCTGATATTTATTTTACATCTTATCAATCATCTTTATAGTGTTTGTTAAGACATTTGACCCATTGATACACATCTGGTCTGTGGTTTTTTCTTTTGGAGAATGACTGATACCACCAATTGATGGAACAAATATCATGCCCATTGGACAGAAGGTAAAGTTCTGTGCATCGTGTGATGCTCTTGATGGCATCTCAATACTCTTCAAATCACCACAAGATTGTGATATGAACTCCATAATCTTTTTATCACACAGTGCAGGTTCCGACTGATGAGAAATTTCATATCTCAAATCAAACTTCTTACATACATCTTCTACAAAACTCTCCATCGTATCGGCATATAAATCTCGCACTTGTAATGTAAAGTCAACACGACCAGGAACCACACTAAAAGCATTTGGATGAACATCTAGCACACCAACAGTTGCAACCAATCCATCACACTCTTGTGCTTTCTTATTGATGTAAGTAATAATCTCTGCAGTTTTTACGAGAGCATCATCTCTCATATTCATTGGTGTGGTTCCTGCATGATTTTCTTGTCCAAATACAGAAACAGAGCATCTTCTCTGTCCTACGATACCCTGAACAATGCCAATATCTAATTGCTGAACATCCAAAACTGGTCCTTGTTCAACGTGAAGTTCAACAAATGCCTTGATATCTGGTTTTTTTGAGCAGTATCCAACTGATCCACCCATTGTATTTTCTTCATCATCAAAGATTACAACTTCTAGTGGATGCCTTAACTTACCTTTCAGTTCTCTAGCTGCTTCTAATCCTGCCAAAACACCCAAAGCACCATCATACTTACCGGCAGTTGCTACAGTATCTGTATGCGAACCAGTAACAATAGGAGCACCAGAACCAGGAAGAACTCCTCTTATGTTACCATAGATGTCTTTATTTACGGTCAAACCGTCTTCTAACATCCATCTTATTACAAGTGACTTACCCTTAGTATCTGCTTCACTATAAGAAGGTCTTGGTAAAGTCTTTGAAAGTTCTTCGATTCGTTCGATTAGTTTCATATTTTATTTTTATATAGTGCGAGTAGGGAGACTTGAACTCCCACGACCGTGATGGTCAACAGATTTTAAGTCTGGTGTGTC